TCTTATGTCTTGCGGGTCGCGGGGCCGGTAAGACTCGTATGGCCTCGGAGCAGATTGCATGGTGGGCATGGGAAGAGCCCAACACCCGATGGCTGGTGGCCGCTCCAACCTCGGCTGACGTGAGGGCAACTTGCTTTGAGGGTGACTCTGGCCTTTGCACCGTCATACCGTCAGCGCTAATTGCTGACTACAACAAGCAGCACCATGAGCTGCGCCTGATCAACGGATCGCTCATTAAGGGAATCCCTGCGTCGGAGCCTGAGCGCTTCAGGGGTCCGCAGTTCCACGGGGGCTGGTGTGATGAGCTCGCAGCATGGGACTACTTACAGGAGGCGTGGGACCAGATACAGTTCGGCGTGCGCCTTGGAAAGCGTACTCGACTCATCTGCACTACTACACCTCGACCTAAGGACCTCATCATCGAGCTCATTGGCCGCGAGGGTGACGACGTGGTGCTCACCACCGCATCGACCTATACCAACCTCGGCAACTTGTCCGAGAACTTCAGGAAGCAGATTCTGCAGTACGAGGGCACCACGCTGGGGAGGCAGGAGATTTACGCCGAGATCATCGACCCTGAGGAGGGCGGTATCGTCAAGCGCGACATGTTCAAGCTGTGGCCAGCTGGCAAGCCCTTCCCTCGCTTTGAGTACATCATCCAGTCCTACGACGTGGCCACCAGCGAGAAGGTGCAGAACGACCCCACGGCCTGCATCACCTTCGGCGTGTTCAAGCCGCTGGACGGCCCTATGTCCGCTATGGTGATCGACTGCTGGCAGGAGCGCATGCAGTACCCCGACCTTCGCCCCAAGGTGCTGGAGGAGTACGAGACCGTCTTCGGTGAGGGCAAGGACCGCAAGAGGGTGGACCTGCTCCTCATCGAGGACAAGAGCGCTGGCATATCCCTCATCCAAGACCTACAGCGTGCGCACCTTCCTGTGCGGGCGTACAACCCCGGCCGCGCCGACAAGCTGCAGCGCCTCAACATCGTCTCCAACATCATCGCCCGAGGCAGGGTGTGGATACCTGAGAGTGACCGCCGCAAGGGCTACGTTAAGGACTGGGCCGAGGGGTTCGTGAGCCAGATATGCTCCTTCCCCGAAACCACCCACGACGACCTAGTGGACGCATGCACTCAGGCGCTGCGTTACCTGCGCGACTCAGGGTGGCTGGACATTGATCCCCCACCGCGGGAGGACTGGGACGAGGACGACTACGCCGACACTGGACGAGTAAGAAGGGTCAACCCCTATGCAATCTGATGAGACTGTGATACAATCGAGGCGTTGTCGTGGAAAACAACAGACGAGAGCCGTTACTCATGCCTTCGCCCTTGGTTCATTCCGCAGGGTTTCCACCGAGGGCAGTAGTAACGGTTTTTTTGTTTTCTGCGCCGACCCTCAGAGCGGGTTAGCTAATGGGCCAATGTCGGGGCTGCACTCATATACCGATGGCATTGCAGTCGCGACCCCGATGCCAGTGGCGTTCCATAGCGACCACAGAAACGAGCAAAACAAACCGACAGCGGATGGCCCACGATACGGGTGCTCGATAAAAGGAATATGGCGTTCAGCGTGCAGCAGTCCTACAGGATGGCTGAAGTCTCTCAGGTCGGGGGACTCGGGGTCGCGCTATTCCTGTAATCATTTATTGGACTTGACACGCCCAACCGTTTATGATGCAGGGGTATACGACAAAGGAACCCATCATGGCTGATGAGACCAAGCCCCGCAAAACCGTTGCCTTAAAACACATGGACGACAAGTTGGAAACCCAATCGGTTCCTAAGAAGCAGTCACTCAAGGAGTGGGCCATGGCTGGTGGTGGTGTTCCCGTGCAGTACAAAGGTCGTGAGCACGTATGGCACAAGCAGGTACAGAAGTACGCAGCTGGTGGTGAGGTGTACAACACCACTCCTGACATGAGCGACGGTGGCCAGATCAATGAAGGCCCAGCCTTTTCCAAGGGCGGCACAGTAAAGAATGCTGTAAAGAGTGCGGTCGAGGGTGTTGTTGAGGGCGTCAAGCCGTTAGTGGATCGCATCAACATGCACTTCAAGGACGTGACCAAGCGCGTGCCTGAGCTGCAAGAGGGCGCACAAAAGATTCAGGGCGGTGAGATGACTCCCGCCGAGTATGAAAAGCTCGTCAAGAAGTACAAGCCTGTTAAGCCCTACGAGTTTATTCCTAAGCCAGCGACCAGAGACGAGGCGATCAACGCTTTGACGGCTGACAAGCGCGACCTGTACGGTACGCCCTCAAGCATGCTCAAAGCTGGTGACCCAGTGGGACTGCGCCTTGACATTCCAGCCTACAGCGATCACGGCGTGTGGGTCCCAGCAGTTCACCGCCAAGCCGCTGGCTTTGGTGCTGGTGACCGCGTTGGGTACGAGAGCGTCGCGGGCGTAATGAACCCCACGTTTGGTATGTCCGATAAGGCAGCTTTAAGCATTGCCGCGGGAAAGCCCAAGGGGACTATTGCCACCATTAAGGGCGAGTGGAACCCAACGGACGAGGCAACCGCCGTGGCGCGCGCTCAAGAGTATCTCAACAGCCCTGAGTGGGTGCAGGTGGGCATGGACCCCGAGCGTCATGGATACTTCTACGACAGGCGCACAATGAAACCCATCACGGCGGCCGAGGAGGCCATCCAAGTTGGTCCGCTGGTGTTGGCCAAGAAGCCGCAGTACGGCAACAAGAAGGACTTCAAGTACGCAGAGGGCGGCGATGTCCACATGGAAGACGGCGGAGCGGCGTTTGGCGTGTTCCCACAGATGAAGCCTAAGCGCAGCAAGCAAGACCCAGAGGCAGCAAAAAACGTGCCGCTCGACTTCTTGCGCGGTCGTATTGCTGGCACGTTAGGTATGCCCGGCGACATCGAGTCGCTGATACGCATGCTGCCCGGACTTGACGAGCGCACTTACCTCCCAACGTCAGAGGATATTGAGCAGCGCCTCCCCTTCCGCTCAGACGCCCCTGTATCTCGTGCTGCCGCTGGCTTAGGTAGCCTGACCGCCAATCCTTTTGATGTTGTAAAGGCGGGTAAGGTTGCTGGCAAGGCTGCTCAATCTGCAAAGCCCGTGGTTGGTAAGGCACTAGAAGACTACATGTTTAACCAAGGGCTGGCCATGCCAGTTGTAAAGCCAAAGGGTGGTAATTGGCTGGGTGGTAATATGCGTAACGGTTCGGTGGGCAACGTCGATAAAATGCTAGATCGCTACAAAACCACAACTGTTGCTGGTCAGACTCCTGCTGAACGCATCCCTTTGCATGAGCGTGCGTTGTTAGACCCCGGCCTAAATGATGAAGGCCGCGCAACCATTCAACGTCATCTTGATACAACCAAAGGTGAGGCCGCTGTTGATAAGTGGATTGAAAATAACATTGGCAACTACATCAAAAAGGACATGGCAACGCCAACTGATCCTGTTCGCCTGATGTTTGAGAGACGTGCGCAAGAGATTGAGGGTAAATTCCAAGTGGACATGAACCGCGCAGAACGTACTCGCGCAAGAGCTGAGGCAGAACCCGACCCTCGCAGACAGGCCAACCTGATGCGCCAAGCCGCACAGCAAGAAGAGCAAGCCAAGTTTGATAGGGACTTTGCTAATGAGAATGCAACACACCTGCCAAAAGAAGAAAACAGAAACTTAAGGCTTAATTCAGACAGCGAAATACTCAATGATTTAAAAAATAAGCGCCAGCAAGCGGGCTTTTTGCCTGAAGGTATGGCTGTGTCAGATTTTGCAAAACGTTGGGAAAATCTCGCGGACGAAGCTATTGGCATCAACCGCGCTGGTGACATCCAAGCTCAAAAAGAAGCAATAAGCAGATCGCGTGATGCCGAAATTGCATTACTCAACAAAGAAGACGAGATCATGGAAACATTCCGACCTCGTCTAAAAGAAATAATGGAACAAAAAGGAAACCCAATCTCAGACAAAGACTTAGATGCACTTGTCCAAAATTTGCCAACTAGTCAAAAGGCGGAAGTTCTTGGAGAGGGTGGAAAATGGAATGCTTTAAGAAATAATTTTCTATCAGAAAGAGCCAAAGTCAACGATAATTTGTTTGGCGTTTACAACAACAATCAATGGGTAGATAAACTTGACCCTGAAACTAATGTCTACTCTGCCCACATTGGAGACCTTGGCATTGACCACGTCGTTGATGTCATCAGACAAGATGTAGCGGCTGGTCGCATTCGCCCTGAGCAACTCAACAAGCTATCCATGGATCAAGCAATCCAGCGCACTGCTGAGTTCAACATGGAACAGGCTAAGAAGATGGCTGAGGCGCAGATCAAAGCTACCGAAGGAATGCCTGTCTACAAAGATTATCCTGAAGGCTACAAGTGGATTGAGTTAACTGCGCCAAAGCCTTCTGATGTGCTTCCTGAAGGTTGGACAATGCTTGAGCCAAAAAATGGCTATATGCGTGCTTCATCACCAGATGGCGCTAAAGTTATTGGCGAGGACATGCCTAACTTAATTAAAAACCTATATCAAAGACATCCAGATGCGCCCGGTAACCCCCGTCAGGTTTTGGAAGACGCACTGAAGTACGAGGGCGACACCATGGGCCATTGCGTTGGTGGCTACTGTCCTGATGTAATGGAGGGCCGCTCACGCATCTACTCGTTGCGTGATGCCAAGGGTGAACCTCATGTGACGGTTGAGGTGAAACCAAATCAGTATTTGAATTTTAATTCTTGGTGGGAGAAACAACCAAAAGAACTTCAAGACGAAATCAATGCTCGCGCTCGCAGAGGTGAACATAATTCAAGTATTTTTGAGGCTCCAGAGTTTTTGGCGGCTCGTAATTCTCAGCCGCCAGTCATCAAGCAAATTAAAGGCAAGCAGAACGCCGCGCCCAAAGAGGACTACTTGCCATTTGTGCAAGATTTTGTAAAGAGCGGTCAATGGTCTGATGTGGGTGACTTGCAGAACACGGGGCTTTATAAGATAGACAAAAACTTCTTGGGTGATGTAACAAACAAGATTTCTGGAGGAAAAACATCTGGTATGTTTTTGCCCCATGAGAGGCAAGAGATGCTTTTGAAAGCAATGGAGTCCAAATTCTTGCCCGAGCGTGGCTACATTACTGAGCAAGAATACGAGAACGCCTTGAGGGCGGTTGCACCGCCACCAACTCCCGGCCCAACCATGGAGTTCTTGCGTGAGATGAGCGGCTTGCCCCCCGAAGAAGGAATGAAAATTGGTGGAGTTGTAAAAAACATGGGGGCACTCAAACAATTTATTATGGGCGGCAAAGTAAGCGGTCTATCTCAAGCAATTAGAGGCTAAACAAGGATTAAAAAATGGCAACAGAATTTCCAGTAGACCCAGAATATGGCCGCTTTGTTGACGGCCAACAACAGGAGCCACAGGAAGAGGTAGAGGTGGACATGCCTGAGATGGACGACGCCGAGCTTGAGGAGCTGCCTGACGGCTCTGTGGTGGTCACCTTAGACACTAAAGGCCCGATGGACGACGAGGACTTCTACACCAACCTTGCCGATAGCGACCACATCAGCCCGCTAGACTTAAGCAGCTTGGCTTTACGCTACATTGACCTCATTGAGAAGGACAAACAGGCCCGTAAACAGCGCGATAAACAGTACGAAGAGGGCATTAAGCGCACGGGAATGGGCAACGACGCACCCGGCGGCGCCAACTTTAACGGCGCATCTAAGGTAGTTCACCCCGTAATGGCCGAGGCCTGCATCGACTTTGCCGCTCGAGCCATCAAGGAGATGTTTCCACCTGACGGCCCAACCAAGACCAAGATTTTAGGTGACGTTACAGAGGACAAAACAGAGATTGCAGAGCGTAAGAGCGCTTATATGAACTGGCAGCTCACCGAGCAGATCGAGGAATTCCGTGACGAGCAGGAGCAGTTGCTCACCCAGCTGCCACTTGGAGGCTCACAGTATCTAAAGCTGTGGTACGACGAGAAGAAACGTCGTCCATGCGCACAGTTTCTGCCCATAGACAATGTGCTATTGCCATACGCAGCGGCCAACTTCTACACCGCACAACGCTTTACTGAGGTCGACGACATCTCCGACTTCGACTACAAGCGCAGAGTCAACTCTGGACTGTACCGTGACACCGCCTTGATCCGTGCCACCATGGACCCAGAGATGACTGCGGCACAAAAAGCGACAAATAAGATCGAAGGGAAGTCTGAGAACGACAACGAGGACGGTTTAAGGCGCGTATATCACGTATACACGACATTAGAGCTGGAAGACGACCCCCTAACCGACGGCGAGGCCGCGCCTTACATCCTAATGATTGACGATTTGTCGTCAGAAGTCATTGGCCTCTACCGCAATTGGGAAGAGGGCGACGACACCATGACGAAATTGGACTGGGTGATTGAGTTCAAATTCATTCCATGGCGTGGAGCGTATGCAGTCGGCCTGCCGCAGCTCATTGGAGGCCTCTCAGCGGCCCTTACAGGCTCTTTGCGCGCCCTGTTGGACTCTGCACACATCAATAACGCTGCGACGCTCCTGAAGCTTAAGGGCGGCAAAATATCTGGACAGTCACAAGAGATTGAAGTAACGCAGGTTGTGGAGATTGAGGGCGCACCCGGCGTGGATGACGTGCGCAAGATTGCCATGCCGATGCCTTTTAACGGCCCATCGCCCGTACTTTTCGAGCTTTTGAGCTGGCTAACCAATGCGGCCAAGGGTGTTATCACCACCGCGGAGGAAAAAATAGCCGATGTCAACAGCAACACGCCTGTTGGCACGACTCAGGCTCTGATTGAGCAGGGCGCCGCTGTTTTCTCATCCATTCACGCCCGTTTGCATGAATCTCAAGGTCGAGTTCTTAAGGTATTGAGCCGAATTAACCGCTGGTACCTTGATGACATGCAGCGCGGCGACGTTGTAGAGGATTTAGACATCAAACGCGAGGACTTTGCCCGCGTAACGGACGTTATTCCAGTCTCCGACCCGCATATCTTCAGCGAAACCCAGCGTATGGCGCAAACCCAAGCGGTTATGGCCATCATGGACAAGAATCCTGAGATGTTCAACAAGCGCGCAGTGCTGCAGCGCTTCTTGAAGCAGATTAAGGTGCCCGGCATCAACGAAATTATGGTCGACGTGCCTCCTCCAGTCAAAATGGACGCGGCCAACGAGAACGTCGCTATGGCAATCGGTCAGGCCGCCTTCGCTTACCCAGAGCAGGACCACCTTGGCCACATTCAGGCCCATTTGGACTTTGCCAAGAGCCCCATATTTGGCGGCAATCCCATTGTGGCGCCTGCATTCCTTCCAAAGGCCGTGGAGCATATCAAGCAGCACATTGTGCTTTGGTACCTCAACCGCATGAACGGCTATGTACAGAAGTCGTTGGGCAAGAAGCTGCCAGATTACGACATGCTGGACGATCCGAAGGCCGTGGACAAGCTGTTTGGCGCGGCGTCTCAGCACGTAGACATGGATGCAGAGTCCACCCTAAAGGGAATCATGCCAGTCATTCAGCAAATGATGGAGGGATTAAAGCAGTTCCAGCCACAGCCGCAAATGACGCCAGACACCAAGGTACTGCTCGACACCAGCATGGCAGAGACTCAACGCCGTACCAATCGAGATCAGGCAGAGCTGCAGCTCAAGGACAAGGAGTTGGCCGCCAAGATTCAGATGGACATGGCAGAGCTGCAACAGCGCCAGCAGAAGGACATGGAAGAGATGCAGCTGCGTCTGGCCATTGCAAACGGAGACAACGAAATGAAGGAACGCATCGAAACGGCCCGCCTAACGCGCGATGCTGCAAAGCTCAATTTCGAGCAGAGCAAGGCCGTACCAACCCAAGGAGGCCAATATGGCGACTAGTGATCAAGAGCAAAAAGGCATTAACGTGAAGCAGCACAAGCGCATCGCAATGGGCGAGAAGCTTGACGGCAGCAGCATGCAACCCAAGGGCCAATCAAACAGCCCAAAACCACAAGGAGGTCTATCACAGGCTAAGAAAAAATGAAAACCCTATCGGACCTCATTGGTGGAATTAAGGCTAGGCAGGCTGAAATAGCCTCGTCCCTTGCTGCTGGAAATGCAGCTAACTGGGAGTCTTATATACGCTGTGTAGGTCATTTCGCGGGACTACAGGAGTCCTTAGATATTCTCAATAATTTAATGAAAGATGATTATGACGATGAGTAACCCGGAAGCTTCTAACGAAGCTGAGTTGGCTTGGGCATTTCCGAGCGTAGAACCCGGTGCTAAACCTCTTGGCGGACGTATTTTGGTGCAACTCCGCCGCACAAAAAAGAAGGCGACTAGCTCTGGGATTATTTTGGTCGAAGAAACCAGAGAAACCGAAAAGTGGCAAAACATGGTGGCAAAAGTCATCGAGATCGGACCGTTAGCTTTTAAACATCGAGACACGATGCAAGGCTGGCCAGAAGGTTCTTGGTGCGCTCCGGGTGATTACATCCGCGTCCCTAAGTGGGGCGGTGACCGCTGGGAAGTAAAAGTCTCAGACGAAGACGAGTTTGAAGACCCTGCACTGTTTATGGTGCTGAACGACCATGAAGTAATTGCCAAACTTACTGGTGACCCACTAGCTATGAAAGCCTTTTTATGACAACAGAAACTACTCAAGAATTAATTGAAGAAATTTCCGTAACGGAAGAACAAGACGGGTCGGTCACGGTAGACCTGCCCACTCACATTGAGTCTCCAGATACTCAAGCTGAAGGTTCTGAAGACGGAAGTGACGAAGACCATCCAGACGATACTGATGCAGTCCGAGAGGCTAGGCGCAATCGACGCAAAGCTAAAAAGGAATATATCAAGCGCACCAATGAGGAAAAGGACCAACGCCTAACCCTTCTGCAGCGCCAAAATCAAGAGCTGATGGAGCGCCTGTCTGTCGTGGAGCGTAAAACCCACGGCGCAGACTTGGCCCGCTTTGAAAAAGCTATTGAGGACGAGGAATATCGCTTTCAATATGCTCAAAAGAAAATGCAAGAGGCCACCGATAACTCGGACGGCGCTGCATTTACCAAGGCGCAGGAGCTTTGGTACGACAGCCGACGCAAGTTAGAGGCCATGAATAACTACAAGGAGCAGGCGGCGCGCACCAGTATGCAAGAGCCCGCACCTGCAAATCCAAAGTTAATTCGCTTGGCAAATAGCTGGATGGAGAGAAACTCTTGGTACGACCCCGATGCAAACGATGAGGATACTCAAATTGCAAAAGTGATCGACAACCGCCTAGTTTCAGAAGGTTGGGACCCCGCAAGTGCAGATTATTGGGAAGAATTAGACAATCGCTTGCAAAAAAGGCTTCCACACCGTTATACTGTAGGTAATGACGAAAATTCCAGAAGGAGCCCACGTAGCGTGGTAACTGGGTCGAGTCGTGAATCAGTCGGCCGTGCAAACGGAAACACATTTGTTCTAGACCCAGCACAGGTTCGAGCAATGAAGGATGCGGGTTTTTGGGATGACTCAGAAAAACGCAACCGAATGATTAAACGATACGCCCAAGAAGCACGAAACAAAAGGAGCTAAACATTATGGATACACGTCTTAAAAAAACTCTCAACGCAGGTGGCCGTGAAAGTAGGTCTTCGCAAGACCTTGACCGAGCCGCCCCAGAAGAGAAGTTCATGTCAGCGCAGGAACGTCGCAAGGCGTGGAGCAACGAATGGACACAAAGTGCGCTGCCAAAAGTCCCAGAAATTCCGGGATGGCACCTTTGCTGGTTATCAACCACCAACGGATACGACAGCATTGATAAGCGAATGCGACTTGGTTATGTACCTGTTCAAGCAGATGAGTTAATCGGGTTTGATGCATATCGCATAAAGGCTGGAGAGGATGTAGGTTTTGTTGCGTGTAACGAAATGCGCCTGTATAAGCTTCCTATGGAAATTTATCAGGACGTTATGTTGCAAATGCACCATGAGGCTCCAAACGAGGAGGCGGAAAAAATCCGCGTTCAAGTTGAGCAGCTTCAAGGGAATCGCGACAGCTCAGGCAGAAGTCTGGGAAGCGTTGAAGGTGAGGGATTTGGCAATTTGGACCGAAATGTACAGTCGCCCGTATTTAGCGGGTGATCAATTAACAAAAGGAGTTAGATATGTCTTCGACTAACGCTCCGTTCGGCTTGCGTCCTTCGTTCCACCCATCGGGTTTGGATCGCGCTGTGGCTCTCGCTGACGGTATTCTCTCTGGCTATACAACGACCATTCTGAAGGGGCAACCCGTCAAGATGGACACTACTGGCCAAATTCAGGTTGCTGCTGCTGGTGACTCTTTCCTCGGCGCCTTTGCTGGCGTTGAGTGGACTGACACCACTGGCCGTCGTCGTGTAAGCAATTACTGGCCCGCCAGCACTGCTTACGTGACTGGTTCCTGCGTTGCATACTTCTACCAAGACCCCGCTATTGTCTATGACATTCAGTGCGACGGTTCCTTGGCACAGTCTGCAGTTGGCGCCCAAGCTGACCTGAGCAACACCACTGCTGGTTCTACCACCACTGGCCTGTCTCAGTGCACCCTGTCTTCAACATTAGCGTCTGCTGGCTCGACTGCGCAAATGAAAATTATCGGCTTGACCCCCGGCGTGGACAACGCATGGGGAGATTCGTACACTGTTGTACAAGTGCAAATCAATAAGTCGCAGTATCAAGCGACTGTTGTAGCAGTTTAAGGAGGACTAAAAAATGGCCGCCCCAATGCGCAGTACGGACTTCCGTTCAATCGTTGAACCCATTCTGAATGAGTGCTTCGACGGAGTCTATGATCAACGTACCGATGAATGGTCACGCGTTTTCCGTGAACAAGAAGGTATTCCCCGCAACTACCACGAAGAGCCCGTCCTTTATGGATTCGGCGCCGCTCCACAACTGCCTGACGGAACTCCTGTTTCGTATCAGCAGGGTGGTGTTCTCTTCTTGCAGCGCTACGTGTACAACGTGTATGGCTTGGCCTTTGCGTTGACCAAAGTGTTGGTTGAAGACGGTGACCACATCCGTATCGGTCAGGTTTATGCTCGTCACTTGGCTCAGTCTCTGATCGAGACCAAAGAGACCCTGTGCGCGAACATCTTGAACCGTGCTTTCAACTCCAGCTACCCCGGTGGCGATGGCGTGTCTTTGATTAACACTGCACACCCCATCGTGAACGGCTCTTTCAGCAACCAGTTGGCTACCGCCGCTAACCTGAGCCAGACTTCTCTGGAGCAGATGCTGATTCAAATCCGTCAAGCTGTGGACAACAACGGCAAGAAGATTCGTCTGGTTCCACGTCAAATCGTCGTGGCTCCCGGCAACGTCTTCCAAGCTGAAGTTTTGCTGAAGTCGGTTTTGCGTGCTGGTAACGCCAACAACGACATCAACCCCATCAAGTCTATCGGCTTGCTGGACGAGGGTGCTGCTGTTCTGTCGCGTTTGACCAACCAAACTTCTTGGTGGGTACAGACCGACGCTCCCGAGGGCATGAAGCTCTTGATGCGTCGTAAGCTGGAAAAGACCATGGAAGGCGACTTCGAAACCGACTCCATGCGTTACAAGGCTACCGAGCGTTACATCCCCGGATTTACCGATCCGCGTGCGTTGTACGGTACGCCCGGCGTTTAAAGCAAGTGGGGGAGGCTAGTCCTCCCCTCTTCATAGGAGAAAATAATGGCGCAAACCTATTTTGGTTCAACCCTGCGTGCGGGGTCGGGTACATTGACAGACACCACCGACGGTGGATTTGTCGTACTCACACAAACCACTACTGTGACGACTGTAGCTGCTGGCACTGCCGTTAGCTCCACACTCACATTACCTGCGAACTCACAGATTATCAACTTCTTGGTTGATATGGTGACCGTTCCCACCTTTGGTACAGCTACACAAGTTCCAGTAACTATTGGAACCGTTGCCGCTGGTACACAGTACTTGTCTGCAACTGACGCCAGCGCTGTTGGCCGTACTGTTTTGACATTTACTGCCGCTCAACTGACCGCAATGTCAGACATTGGCACGAACCAAAGCGTGGTATTTACTGCTGATCCTAATGGCACCGTAACCTCACAGGGCGTGTTCCGCCTGACCGTGGTTTACGCCCAGAAAGTTTAAGGAGTAAATCATGGCCGAGTTCAAACCAATGGTCAAAATGATGACCACCGAGCCTTCAATAGAATTGAAGCTCAAAAAAGGCGGTAAGGTTGAGAAGAAGGCTATGGGCGGCCCAATGGCTATGCCCTCATCTATGCCCGCTCGTGGTGGTATGGCTGCTACAGCCGCCCCCATGAAGCCTTCCTTGGCTATGCGTCGCCGTGCAATGAAGGGTATGCCCTCTGGTGCAGCCCCAGCAGGTCCCGTTGGTCCAGCGGCCAACATGCCTGCAATGAAAGAAGGCGGCGAGTCTAAAGCCGAGCACATGGCCGAAATGAAGGCCATCAAGGGTGTTAAGTCAGAGCTCAAGTCCCACGAGGGCAAATCCGCATCTAAGGCCCACAAAGGCCTGAAGACTGGCGGCGTGGTTGACGGTCAAGGTGGTTACGCCAAGGGCGGCATCATCAACACCGAAGGCCAAGGCGGAGCTTACCGTGACACCAAGATGAACACAGCCAAGCCCGATCACTCTCCAGCTAAAACTGGTCAAGTGAAAGAAGGCAACGGCGGTGGTTACGCTACTGGTGGCGTGGCAAAGGCAAATGCTGGTGGCTACAAAAAAGGTGGTTCACCAAAAAAAGCCTACGCCACGGGGGGTCTTGTTGACACAGGTCGTCCCGTGGCAATGCCTCAAGGCAGCAAACCCATGCCCAAACCTGTATCGATAAACCAGCTCTCTGGTACGTACAAAAAGGGTGGCGCGGTGGCCCCCGGCAATCGCAAACTGCAGGCAATTTCTACAAAAGAAAATGCAACAGCTATGCGTGAAGCCAAGGCAATGAGCAACGAAAAATATGGCTCTGCCAATGTTAAGAGGCTCAAGAGTGGCGGAAATGTCGATTTGTCTAACGGCGCTTACGACAAGGCTATAGGTCCAAGCGAGTCAGAAATGAACATGGCTCGCACAATTCGCGATTTTCCTAGCAAAGTCTTTGACAAAGTTAAGAATGCCGCGAAGGACTTTTTTCCTTCAGCGCCCAAGGCCGACAGCGTAACTAAGACGAAAGAGTCAGTGACTGTAACGCCCGGTAAAAAGCGTGGCGGTTCTGTAAAGTGTTGAGAGTGGGGGCTTCGGCCCCTGCTTTTTTCAGGAGATAAACATGGGAATCTATTCTTCTGCGTCGCGTCAAGGCGCATACGAGCCATTTGAATTGCAAGTA